CCTTCGTCATTTAAAGTAACCTCGACAGTCGTTTGAAAGATAATCCCGCTCTCCGTCATAACCCGTGTTCCGTAAGGGACGGTGCGCCCGGCACGACCTCTGAATTCGACATGTCCCAAAGAACGCAATGCGGGTTTTCTGAACAAACCAATATATTTTACCAAGCCGTCAAGTTGTTTGCCTTCGGCATCATCAATAAAGGCAGAATAATAAACCTGCTCTGCCATATCCCAGAGCTTGGATTGTTCCCAAGATAAAGCGCGGAGATAAAGCCCCAAAGGGCTGCGTTCCGATAATTCGATATCTTCGCCGAACAAATCTCGCGCGCGTTCTTCTTTGTCCGATATTATTGATGTGTAGGGCTTTCGGGTGAAGCCGATGGGGGTTAAGCCGTACATAATTGCACCTCCTGCTGTTCCTGTCGTATCACGTGGAAAAGTATTTTGTCAAAAAGAAAAAGGCACGCGAATTTCTGCCCCTGTGTCGATTCTGCATATAAAAGTTATATCAATGATTCTTTTATTGGTATCTTTTTCAATTTCAATTCCGGCTATCTCCCTAACACGGGCTTCCTGCAATCCCGCCTTTATAACAGCCATTTGCATCTGTTCGTTTGTTGTATATTTGCCTCGGATTTTGGCGTATTCCAATCCGTGGTTTGGGTTTAAAAACCATTCTCCCGCGTCCGTGGTAAAGAGCCGTTCAAGTGATTGAGTTATCTCTTTTTCGCCTTCGATAAATACTATGTTGCGGTCGGTATCAAAGGCAAGGTCGTTGTCTTGGAGTTCAAAAGTCCGCATACCGATACCTCCTGCTCCGATTACAAGAATTGCCCGACAATAACAGCGTCCGTCAAGTCATGCCGCCGATTACCTGTATAATCCAAGGCGCGTTCGGCAAAAACAACAAAAACTTCGTCCCCAACTTCCAAAGGCTCTATATGTTTCAGGCACGGGGCTTTTTTGATTTCGGGATAACCCTGCGTTTCGCCGCCTTTTATGCGGCTGAAAAGCGGTTTTATATCGGCTTTGTGTTCGTCGGGGTAATATTTCGTTACCCGGCATGGCATGGCTGTGTGGAGGTTCATCAAATGCTCGTTTAAGATTTGACTGAATACTTGGTCTGCGTATGCCATTGTGTGTCCTCCTTAAATTTCCAAGAATATTTTTAAACTTTTTTTCAAAAAGGTATTGACAATACGTGATATTACGTGTATAATATAATTAGGAGGTGGGAATAATGACAAAAAGGCAGTTGGAAAAGTTGCTGAAATCGGAGGGATGGGAAATTTCTCACGGCAAAGCCCACGACCAAGCAACACATCCGCAAAAGCCGGGTATCAAAATCCCGATACCGCGCCATACGGGAGATATTCCCAAGGGCACACTAAACAGCATTTTGAAAGACGCGGGGCTTAAATAAGCCCCCGGCTTTTGCATATATAAAGAAAGCAGAAAATATAAATAAAAAATCAAAACCAAATGGAGGAATTTATATGAAATATGCATATCCCGCAATAATAACCCCCGAGGATGGCAAAATCCTTGTAAGTGTCCCTGATTTGCCCGGTCTGCATACCTTTGGCAACGATTTACCCGACGCTCTCTATATGGCTAAAGATGCCGTTGAGATGTGGCTTTGGGATGCAGAAAATAAAAAAGAGCCTATCCCCGGAGTTTCAGGCATGGCGGATATAGCTAAACTTTGCGAAAACCCTGAATCCTTTGTAAGTATGGTAGCCGCCGACACAGATGAATACCGCCGCCAAAATGACACAAAGGCAGTTAAAAAAACTTTATCTGTTCCTGCATGGCTTAACTATCAGGCAGAGCAGGCAAATGCCCCATTTTCCCAAATATTGCAGGAAGGCTTAAAGAAATATCTGAATCTGCATCCCACTAAATAATTATCTGCATAACCATCTGCACCACACCCTGCTACCCTACTCCACAACCTCAACTTCCGTCAAAAAGTCCGCCCCGCAACGATGCTTTCCCTTGAGAATCTTGTATATACCGTTTGCGGTTTTGCTCTCAACTTGGATTATGCTGTTTACTGTTACCCTGTGATTCAAAAGCATTGTGATTTTAAAGCCCTTTTTGGTTTTGCCGCCTTCTTCTTTTTCGAATACCTCCGGCGAACCGATTAGCCCTGTGTTTTTGTTAAGGAGGAAGCCTGTTTGTATGCCGGAATTTTGGGGCATTATATAGATTTTGCCTCCCGATATTTTAAATTGGCTTTCGGTTTCTTTTACAACTTGCTTTACGGCATCTTTTAACATTGCGTCAATAACCCTGCCTTTGGGGTATGTGAGGTTATTGACCAATTGAAGCCGCCCCAATTCAAGACCGAATCTTGATGTCAGGTCTTGGAGTATTGCGGCGGAGGTTATATTTTCGCAATAAGCTTCGCTGACTTTTTTCGTCAGCCACTGCATTGCGCCGTCTCCGATTGTGAATGCCGAAACCTTGTCAACTCCCGACCATTTTGTTTCGGCTTTTTGCAATGTTCCCATAAATAAAGTTCCGATATCCCCTTTGTATCCGGCATTGATTATTATGTTTTGGTTTTTTGTTATTGAGTTTATTGAGTTTTCGGAGAGGTTATATATCGTGATTTTGGCTATGTCGGGTTCTTCGTCATTGTCAAAGGGGATTTTAAATTCAATGTCCAACTCGTCGGAATGAAAGCGTTTGCCGCCCGCCAATATTTCGGTTTGGCGAATCCAAAAGGGAACATTGCTCATCTTTTAAGACCTCCCGAATTCCGAATTTTCGTCAAGGGCTGTCGGAATCCAAAGAAAAACAGTTTCGCCCAAGTTATCCCAACTTACTTTATCTTCGTTCATTGCCAAATCATAGGGGATTATCGGGGTCGTCGGCACATCAAGGTGCTGTTGGTTCACAAAAAGTGTCCGACCGTATACAATCTTTTCTCCCGCGACAATCAATTCCCCGTTTCGGGATAAGTCTGTATTGAAAAAATTTCCTTGGGCGTTGTAGCGGATGACGAAGGTGAAGGTTTTTCCGTCAAGCCGGATGTCGAATTGATATGGGATTAAATTTTTTTGTATCGGGATGAATTGGTAGTCCATGGTTTACCTTCCCTTCTACTTTTCGGTTTTTATTCCTTACTTCGAAAGAACTGGAAAATAAAAATATACAACCAGCATCAATCCCCCACAATACTAATCTGCTCGCCAAGCCCCAAGCCTCCACCGACACTGCCTCCCCGAAAACCCCTTGAAGCCGCGGCAAGTCTTAAATCAGAGGCTTTATTATTGGACTGCTTATTGGTTCTTCTTGGTTGTTGTGTTCCGGCGTTTTGAGAGGGAGCGGCTTTTGTCGCAACGGCGGGAAGGACGGATGTAAGCTGCACAACGGAAGGGACTGCCCTTCGTACATGCTTTAGGGTAATATTAAATTTGCAACCCCCGGCTATGGTTTTATCGTGGTCAGTATTGATATTTGTGATTGCCATGCTTGTAAAAATATTTCTGTTGGTATATGTCACCAATTCTCTTTGGTTTCTCATCTGCCGAATTCTTGCCAAGGCAGTCCACGCGTTTTCGCCTACAATTACGCCTGATATCGAAACAGTATCAGGCTTTTCTTTCATGTGGTCGGCTATATCTTGACCGTCCTCAACGGCTTTGTCTGTTACTTCGGAGCTGTGGGTTACGGTTTCGGATGTTACGGCGGACAGCAATACATCCCCCAAAACCGCAACCGGGGTTATTCCTCGCGGCATCTTTTCACCTCGGTATTTTGAGATTTACAAATATTACACTTTGCAACTCCTTTTAAGCTTGGGTAATACTGGGATGTTTCAACGACAAATCATACCATGCTTCCTCCCAAAGTTCCCCAAAGATATCTCTGAACATTTCTTTTAATTCCTCTTTGAATGTTGCAAGCTTGCCGGGTGAAGTGTCGCTGCTATCAGTTGCACCGCCCAAAACCAGCTTGTCAATCTTTACTTCGAAATGGTTTACTATACTTGCAACGCGCTGTTTAAGGCTTCCGGCGGTGTTGTCGTTCGTTTCGTTGTACTTTGCCATAGAGTAGCCGTCGGTGTCAGGATTCCGCGGTTGGACTTTTCTGCTTTCCGTGGACACGACAGGCGCAATCGCCATAGCCGGGGAATACCCCGTTTCACTTTTCGCTTTGATACCCGCCAAGCTTTTTCCATTTCCGATTTCATTTGCCGCTAACTTCTTCAATCCTTTTGTAAGGATTTCCAAAGGAACAACGCTTGCCAAGTTTCTTTCGCTTCCGCTTCCGCTTATTGATAATTCTTTCGGAGCAATACCTTTGATAGCTGCGGCAAGCATTTGGTCTTTATAGGAAAGATTGTTGC